CCAGGACAACGCCGCCATCGAGGCTACCCTGCTGAACGACATCCGCAAGGCTGTCATCACCAAGCTGAACGCTACCATGTTCGGCACCGCCGCCGCTTCCGGTGGTGCGCCCAAGGGCATCGGTAACGGCCAGACCGCTGCCGTTGCTACCGATTGGGCCAAGCTGACCACCCTCGTTGAGGCTGCTGTTGAGCGTCTCGCCGTCGGTGAGGAGTATGCCTACATCGCATCGCCCGAGGCTGCCGCTGTCATCCGTCAGATGACCTACAACAAGACCACCCGTCTCATCTACGAGGCTGGCAATGTTGACGGCACACCCCTGTTCAAGACCATCGGTTGCGCTGCCAACCAGGGCTACTATGGTGACTGGAGTAACCTCGTTATCGGTCAATGGGGTGCTCTCGACCTGACCGTTGATCCCTACAGCGCCGCTGGCACTGGCGAGCTTGTCATCACGATAAACTCGTACTTCGACTACGGCGTAGCCCGCGCTGGTTCGCTGAAGTTGTTCACCACCGTCGCTGCCGGTAGCTAAAGCACTGAGCCGTCACTATGCAGTACACACCGAAATACGCAACGGTAGCAGACTTGAAGAAGCACAGCTACATCTCCACCACCGATGAAGATGATTTGCTTGCTCTTTACTTGTGCAGTGCCGAGCAGACCGTCACCGAGACCTTGCAGGTGAAAAGCCTGTCGGTGTACATCGGCGACGATGGTGTGTTGCCCGCCCAGATATACACCGCGATTCTCATGCAGGCTGCCGCTTTGTATGAGAATCGTGAGGGTGTATCGAGCGCACAGCAACACGTTGTACCCTATGCTAACGTGATGGCGCTGCTTGGTAAAATCATCAATTACGGTCAAATCCACAAGTGCTGCAAATGATGGAAGCAGGTAAACTCACCGAAAGGATTACCATCCAACGACCTGATGCGGTTCGTGATGTCTATGGCTCCACGACAACCGCTTGGACTGACGTTGTCAGTAATCTGCCCGCCGCCGTGAACTATGTTCGTGGTGACAGGGAGATTGACAACGAGGAAATCTTTCACGGGAGGATTACCACTTTCAGCATCCGATGGCGCGGCACCGTCAACGAAGAGATGCGTATACTTTGGGATGATCTGAAGTATCGCATCCTCTCCATTGACCGCCGCACTCACCGCCGCGAGTACTTCATCCGCACTGAACTGATTAACGAATAATGGCAACTGACGGCATACAAGTCGACGCTTCACGCTGTTACGCGCTTTTCCGTAGGCTCAACACCAGGAACCAGCGCAAAGTCAGCAAGGCTGCACTTAGGGGTGCGGCCAACAAGCTCAAGAAGGAAGCCGTCAAGAACCTGCAAGGCGTGATCGGGCATAGCGTAAGGAAGACCAGGACATACACCCGTGCCAACGGCAAGACCGAGAAGCACAACCTCGCAAAGGGTATCAAGGTAGTGTCAAGGGATGCCGAAACCGCCAAGGTGCACATCATGGGTGATTACCGTCTACCGTGGTTCGAGATGGTTCCCGACAACCCGCGCAGAACCAAGGGCACCAGGGGCAAGGGTAAAAAGATTCCTTTGCGCCGGTCATCCAACAGGGGACGCAGGTTCAGCGACCAGAGCAAACATGGATGGTTTGCAAGGGCCATCGAGGCGAAAGAGCCCGAAGCGGCACGAGACATCGAAAACGAACTGATGAAGCACATCAAAAAACAGGCAAATCGTGAAGGGTTTACACTTATCTAAGGCTATTCAGGCGATTCTCGCACAAGCGGGCATCACCAATGCTCATGCGATAGTGGCCGAGGAGAACACTCCTCAGCCCTTCGCCGTTTACCGCCGTATCTCGCTCAGTGTGGATGATACCAAAGACAGGCTTGCACAAGATCAGCGTGCGACGCTGAGTGTGCAGGTGGTGTCAATGGACTACCAGAGCGGGCTGATGCTTGCTGATTCAATCACTAACGCACTTGTCGGGAAGACCGGCACATTTGAGGGTGTATATATCGACGATATCAGCCTGGCTGATGCTGCCGAGATGTACAACGAAACGAGTTACATTCAAGACTTACAATTTCAAATCATCATAGAAAATGAGTAGAAACGTAATCAAAGGCGGTGACATGATGCTTTTCATTAAGGAAGCCAACGGCACCGTGAAATCTATTGCATTTGCCACCTCGCACACGCTGACGGTGTCCACCGACACCCAGCAGACTTCCACCAAGGACGATGGCGGCAAGTTCCAGAGCAGCGACTACGGCATCATCTCGTGGAGTGCATCCTCCGAGAACCTGTGCAGCTATGATGGCGCTGGTTACAACTATCAGGATTTGATCAACCTGATGTTGTCGCAAACCAAGGTGACCGCTACCTTCTCGGTTGAAGGCAGCAGCGGCAACACCTATCCCTACGCCAACAAGCTGAACAGCGTTGATGACGCCACCAACGATGTCTGGACTCCCGCTGATAATGGCACCATCGGCTCCTCGAACAAGAGCCTTGGCTACACTGGCACCGTTCTCATTACCTCAGTCGAGGTGAATGCACCCAACGGCGAGAATGCCACCTTCACCGTGCAGTTGCAGGGTGACGGCCCTCTCACCGCTACGCCGACCAGCGCCAACGTGACCGGCAACTAAGAGTACACAGTCTCAAGTTCATGACCCTGGGGGCGGGCGAGTCCCGCTCCCTTTTCAATTTTATGAAACATGGAAGTTAAGATTAAAGGCGAAAGCTACAAAATCAAGTGGTCGCTCAGGGCGCAGATTTTCTATGAGGCTCTGAAGACACAGGCTCAAGACCTTGGGCCGACGATGGACACGCTCATGTATTACTACGCGATTCTCGTTACGAGCAATCCGGTGGCAGACGTGAGCCTTGACGAGTTCATTGACGGCTGCGACACCTCGGTCTTCAAGGCATTCCGTGACCTGCTGGAGAGCGACGAGGAGATGAGGAAGCTCATCAACGGCGGTGATGACGAGGCAGTGGGCGAAAAAAAAAGTTAACTGCGCGAGAAATCTACGCCATCCTCGTGTTCCAGGGCCACATGCCACCGGGCTATGTCATGGACGAGATGAGGATGTATGAGATAGGCTGTCTCATGCCTTTTCTCTACCTCGCATCAAAAGACTCTTGGGAACAGGCGCGGCTCATGTGCTACATCAGTGCGCAAACTCACTCCACCAAGAAGATGAGCGTGAGCGACATCGTCACCTTTCCTTGGGAAGAGCAGAACGTGGGCCACGAAACCGCTATGAGCAACGCCGACAAGAAGCGGCTGGAAGAAAAAGCAAAACAACTTGAAAAAATAATGAATCAGAATGAGCGTTAAAGCTGATTTACGAGTCATATTAGGTCTCGACAAGGCGGGGTTTGACCGAAGCCTTGCCAGTGCCACGTCATCGGTGAACAGGTTCTCCCGTCAAACCGCGATGGCCAAGAAGAACATCGGCACCCTTCTCGGCGGCGCGGGCTTGGGTAGTCTTGCCAAATTCGGAGGCTATGCCGCCGCATTGTCCGCAGTAGGCAAGGCGATGGGTGATGTCGTTGCCAATGGGCGTGCCCTTGAGACGAGCATGTCGCATCTCCAGTCACTCACTGGCTTGAGCACCGATGTGATGGGCAGAGTCAAGCAGATGGCAACGGACACCGCTATGGCGATGGGCATATCCAGCGACCAGATCGTTGACTCCTATGGTGTCATCGGTTCCAAAATGCCCGAGCTGCTGAAGTCACCCGAGGCCCTCGATGCTATTGCAAGGAGTGCAGCCACGCTGGCCAATGCTGGTGTCATGCCCTTGGAGGCATCCATCGAGTCGTTAACGGGCATCATGAATCAGATGGGAGCCAGTGCCGATGAGTCAGACACCTACATCAACGTGCTTGCTGCCGGTTCCAAAAATGGCGCGGGCAACATTGAGTATCTGGCCACTTCCTTCACGAAATGCGGCTCAGCCATCCGCAATGCAGGGTTGAGCGTTCAGCAAGGTACGGCCTTGATTGAGGCCCTTGCCAAGCGCATGCCCGACGCGGCTGAAGCTGGTACCTCACTGCGCAACGTCTTGCTCGTGATGGGCACCACGGCGGGTGATGACCTTAACCCCAAGATCGTGGGCCTTGACAAGGCGATGGAGAATCTCCATGCACGCATCGGCAACACCAGT